GCAGTTGCTGATGCTAATAAATCTTGTTGGTTTAATGTTACTTCTGAACCTGGGATTGGTATTGTTGAGTATTTTCCTCTAACGTATCCTAACATTTCTTTAGCTAAAGCTAAAGTATATTCAAATATCCAACTTCTACCTACTGAGTTAATTTTGGCGTAAATTGGGTTAACATAAGGCACATTTGAAGTATTTGTGATTTTATTAGTACCGTTTGCAAAAGCTGCATCTATTCTGTCTTGTAGTTTAATAAATTCAAATATTAAATACTGGCCATATCCTAAATCACCAACACCACCAAAATCATCTTGTCCTAATGCTGTTCCAGGAACAGGGAATACAGAAATAATATTGTTTTTAATTTCAAAAGTGTAATTAGATAATGTTACTGTATTTTGCATCTCTATAGCATTAAGATTTTGCATAGTGAAGCTAGTAGGCATCATTAAATAGTTTGTGTAACCATATCCTAAACCATAGATACCAGCGGCAGGAATACCTCCTAAACCACCTGGGCCTGTGCCTAACCATGGGGAATATAATTGATTGATTGCTGGTGGTGGTTCGTAGAATACATTTTTAACCTCAATACCGCCTACAATACCTAAGTCAGTTGCCCATTTAGTTAAATCATAAGATTGAACACCCGGGATTAAAGCTAGTCTACCTTTATACCAAGTTACATTACCACCAACACCTGCTTCTTCACCATATTGCTGAGATAATCTAACAATAGTAGAAAAAGTAGGAGTAAATATAGAGTTATTTGGATTTAAAGTACTAGAAACTCCTTCTAAAGATAAGTAATTATCTCTAATTTGAAAAGCATATAATTCATTACCATATACAGTTACTGCTTCTTCAAATCCAGCCCAAAAATTAATGTTTTGTAATTCAACGTTTTCAATAGGATAACCTAAACGTAAAGCACAAAAGTTAGCTACTTTATTAGCATCTGTTTTAAAGTCAGGATCTGTATCGTAAAATCCGAATGGGGTTGGAGCAGGTAAAGTACCACTTACATAGTATGAAGATGATACTGCTGCAAAGGAACTCGACCCGGGCCAAATAGGAATGTTTGCCATAATTGTTTATTAAGTTGTTGCTACTAAGTATTCTATTTGAGCTGCTGATCCTGAAGATTGAGCTACTATGGTTAAAATTTGATCCATTACAAAGGTAGGATCTATACTACCTGTTATCTTACTAGTAGACAATGTAAATGAACTACCAGGAGATATTAAAAAACTAGCATTAGTAGTAGAAGAACCAACCATAATTTCTACAGACGTAGCTGAAAGGTTTGTTATTCTTCCATATTGGAAACTACTTGTTACAAATTGACCTGGTCCAACATAATTACTCATGTAGATAACATTAGTGGTTGATCCTGAACTTATGAGCATATTTCTATTGTCAACATAATTTATACCTTGAATGGTTTGAGTATAATTATTAATTATATCTTTACCATTAATATTTACAGATTCAATAGTTTGGATTGTAAGATTAGCCATACTTTTTTATTATAAATATTAAATAAAATAAAAAAAGCTATCTTATTGATAGCTTTATTTTATGTATATTCTAAATATTTTAGTCTCTAAATTCTTCGTAAGTTTTAAGAATTTCTTCTACAATTTCGTGACGATGATTTGTTTTTAAAGTAATAATTCTAACTCCTTTAATTCTTTCTTCTAATCGATTAAAGAAACTAATGCCTGAATCTTTTTTACTTTTTAAATCTACTTGAGATAAGTCACCACAGAAAATCATTTTACCGCCTTTACCTAATCTACCTAACATCATTTCTGTTTGAGCATGAGTAATGTTTTGACATTCGTCTACAATAACAAAGCTATTAGGGAATGTTCTACCTCTCATAAACGCAAATGGTACAATTTCAATTTGATTTTCTTCTACCATTTTATCTACTTTAGCTTTATCATATAAAAGATATAAGTTAGAATAAATAGGTGCTAACCAAGGATCCATTTTTTCTTTTAAATCACCTGGTAGAAATCCGATGTCTTCTTTTGCTACAGTAGGACGAGTGATAATGATTTTTTCCATTTCTTTTTTAAACACCAGATCTAAAGCTACTTGGCAAGCAACTAATGTTTTACCACTACCGGCCATGCCTTTAATTAAAACAACAGGGTTGTCTAACATTACTTGTTTAGCGTCCTTTTGTTCACCGTTTAAATCAATCTTAAATTTAATTGGATTTTTAGGTTTTGTCTTGTTTTTGAAGATTTCATCTTCATGTATTTTATGACTCATTGTATTACATTTTTAGTATAACTAATATCTAAGTTATAAACCGTTATTTTATTGATAAATATATTGAAAAAAATAAAGAGAGCCTAGATTAACTAGGCTCTGCTTTACTTATGTTATCCTTTCTTGTTTAAGATTAGATAGTAGTTAAACCACTAACGTAGATCTTACCGTAGAATTCAGGACGTAACATTTTCTTAGCGTAACGGGTCAATAAACCTTTACGTGGAGTGAAGGTATCTGGATCGTACACTAATGGAGTCATGATCAATGGAATGTATGGAGCGAACACGGCACCTGTTTCAAGGAATTGTGAACCTCTGTAACCCATTAAAATCAAGTTTTCAGTCATATAAGGGTTTTTGTAAACTTTGTAACGACCGTTAACTGCACCAATCTTTTGAACGCCGAAAGCGTATTCCATTTGATCAGCTTCACCGTTTGAAGTAGAAGCGAAACCTGGGATTGATTCTAAGATAGTAGCGATTGTTGGAGAAGTTACTAAGAAGTTTGCACCGCCTCTTAAAGTTAACTGATGGATTTTGTTAGATACCTTTTGGATCTTAGTACCCAAGGTTTGGAACCATTGACCTTGTGTGTTGTAGTAAGATGAAGTACCGATAACACCAGTTGAAGAGATAGTTTGGTTAGATACAGCTGACCAGTACTCAGTAGCAGCAGAAGCATCTTCGATCAACATATCTAAGATTTCCAAATCAATTTCCATTGAAATGTACTCGCTCATGATGTTAGTTAATTCAGCTTCAGCATCGATGTTTTGGTAAGCAGCTAAATCTTGTGCAAATTCAGGAGTCCATACTGCTTTTAATTTCTTAGTTTTAGCAGTGATTGGTTGTGATTGCATTCTAACGTTGATCTCAGGGATAACGATTTGAGAAGCATTAGCAGCGTTCGGAGTAGAGAATGAACCTGAAGCTTCGAAATCACCACGACCTGAGTAGTTACCTGAAGTTACGTTATCACCTGAAGTTACATTCAAACCATCTTGTGAAGTTGATTTTTGGTAGAAAATAGTGATCTTTTGGCTAGCGATTTGAGCAGCAGTAACTGTAGCAGAAGCAGTGTAGAAGAAAGAGATAGTTTGGTTAGTGTAGTTGTAAGTTGTGAAAGCAGGTAATAAGTCTGCTGGAGCAAAGTTACCACCATCACCACTACCGCTTAATACGAAGCCACGAACTGCGTCTTGGTCAAAGCTTGGGATAGCAGCCATAGAAGCAGTAACAGTAATTTTGTAGATACCGTTAGCAGCTACTGAAGCTGAGTAATCAGAATCGAAGTTTAATTCAGCCCATGAAGCTGTAACTACTGAACCTGTACCAGCGCCTACAGCAGGTAAAGTACCACCATTAGCTGAACCAGTTAACCAAGCAGAAGCTGAGAATTGGTTAGTAGCGTAAGTGAATCTACCTTCTGGACCACCGTATAAACCACCTTCAGCAGTGTTAGAGAATGGGAATTGAGAAGCAGTGTTTCTAGTACCATATAAAGATTGACCAGTAGTGTATGGAGTCTTAGTGTTACCATATTGGAAATCTAAGAAGAATACAAGACCTGATGGCATGTTCATTGGTTGAACAGAAACGAATTCTTTAGCAACGATAGTACCGAATACTTTACGAACCAATGGTAAAGCGATACCAGCCCAGTTCTCACCTTGACCACCTGAAGTGTAGAATGAGTTTGAAGCGATTTGGTTAGATTCAGTTACTAATTGTTTTGCTTGGTTTTCTAACAAAAGAGACATGTTGTTTTTGTCAACTTCTGTTAAGCCTTCTAATAGACCCGTTTTGGTCCATTTACCGGCCAATTTAGCAGCATCACTTTGAAGTGATTTCCAAGAGCCAGCTGCACTTTCTAATAATTGTTGTACGTTTGACATTTTGTTTTAAATTGTGTTTTTAATTGTTGATTGTTAATTGTTAATTTTACTTTTTAATACCGGCTAATGTTTGCCATCTAGAGAATTGATTGTTTACTTCTAAGATAGGTTTCTTAGGAGCAACACCAGTTACTTTAGAAGCGGCACCTCTTAATAATGATTCGTTTACAGGAGCTTTAGGTTGGTTTAAACCTTCACTCAATGTTTCAAATACTAATTTAGCCTCTTTAATACTAGCAGCTTTATCAAAAGCAGCTAATACTTTTACTTTTTGGTTTTCAGAAAGGTTTTTAGCTCTGAAGATTTTGTTGGTGTAGAGTAATTTGGCGTTGAATAAGTTAACTTCGTTTAGTTCAGCTTTGATAGTTTTTAAAGTATCATAAGCTTCTTCAAGTTCTTCTTTCATTTTAGCCATTTCTTCTTTTTCGCTGTCTTTTTCTTTTTGTTTTCTAATTTCAGCTACTAATTCATCAACGTCAATTTCTTCTTCGTCTTCTTTACCTTTTTCGTCTTCTTTACCTTTTTCGTCTTTTTCCTCGCCCATGTCTTCATGGCCAGCTTCTAGCTCACCACCTTTAACCATGTCAGCGATTACTTCTTTAATGAATGCTTCTAAATCTTCAGTCGACATTTCTTCGATGTTGATATCATCATCCATTTCATCAGGAATACCATCAGAGTCAGTATCAACGGTCATGTCAATTTTATCAGCTTCTTCTACGTTACCGTGTGAAGTTGATCTTTTTGGATCGTTGATTAATTTTTCTTCTTCATTGATGGATTCTTCAGTGCTCACATCCATTTCATCTAACTCTTTTAAAAGCTCTTCTAAATCTAATTCTTCATCAGATTTTTTAGCTTCTTTAGTAGTAGGAACTTCATGAGCCTCTTCTTTAGATTTTGGTTGTTTTTCAGCGTACTCTTCGAGTTCGTCTTTGTCAACCATTTCGTCAATCTCTTCAAGTTTTTCTTCTTCCATTTCATCAATTTCCATTAACTTTGCAGCTAATGTTTGTTGTAAAAACGGACCGAAAGATTCTTCAAGAGCAGCTTTTGCGTTTGCGATAGCAGTTTCTTTAACAGCTTTAGCATCGGCGATTGCTTCTTTAAGCAAATCTCTGTTTGTCATTTGTTTTTTGTCCTCAAATAATTTGTTTTGGAAGTACGCTTATTGTAGAATAAATTCGAAGCGTAATAAGATATTTTACAGTCGATGTGATATAGAAATCACATATTGGTCGGGTATACGTATATCGAGATTTCTCAAAAACACCCAAGTATGCAAGAAAATAAAAAACCCTCCTTTTTTTATGGGAGGGTTAATTAAAAAATTAAAATATTTATTATTTCTTATTAGTAGAAATTGTTTGTGAATCTGGGGCTATACTTGTTAAGGCTGTTCTAAGAGAGTTCATGATTGTTTGTTTACTAACCTTATTTAAATTAGTTTTTTGTATTATTACTTTAAAAAAACCATCTAATTCATTTATTTGTTCAATAGCTTTTAATCTATTTAATATAGCTGGTGATTGGGATAGCATTTTTTCTAGGGCTTTTTCATCACTAGTATTAATTGTTGATTCAGCATTTTCTTCTCTTAATTGTTTTAGTTTTTTGTCTACTAATTCAAATATGTTTTCCATTGTTTATTAATTGTTTAATTTTTAAAATATAGGGCATGAACCATTAGCGCATAATATTTCTGTTAATAAAGTATTAACTTTAGCGTACGGGTTTATAATGTTATTTTCTTTACCTTCTTTAACTAATTGCATGTATGATCCTGGGTTAGAAGGGGTTGAAACAAAGTCCCAACATAATAATTCAAAATCGTCTTGTACTTCTAAAGTACCTTCATTAATTTCTTTTAATGAACCCATTCCACGAGATGAAACACCTACTTGAACGTTGTTATCAATAAGTGCTTTTAAGATATTACCTGAAGTGGTAGGTAAGATTTCTATTTTACCCATTACTTTATCACCTTCCCACCAACAGTCTCTAATAATGTGAGATACGTTTTTTAAAGAAATAATAGTAGAATCAGGGTGATCTAATTCACCTGTTGCTCTATTTTCTTTAACAACATCCATGTATTTATTAATTTCTCTTTCCCATAATTCTTTAGGATAGTATCTACCGTTTCCGTTTTTTACTTCAGCAGTTGCTAAAATTCCAACTACCATAGGATTACCAGAAGGTGCTTTTAAACCTTCAGTTAATTGTACCGGAGATACATTAAATGGAATCGTTTCAATTAATACTTGTTTCATTATTAGTATTCAGTATTAGGCTCAGCTTCATCAATAACTTCTTTTGACTTAGTTTTAGTCAATTTTTCGTATAAGCCTTCAGCTTTAGCTTTATATTTTTCTAATTCTTTAATTTCTTTTTGAAGAGTTTTAACCATTTTTTCATCAATCATTTCAGCTAATTCTTCTGATTCAGCTAATTGTAATTTAGATTCACGTTTTGCAATAGCTTCTTTAATTTTTTCAATTTTAGATTCTAATGCTAATGCTTCATTTGATTTTTCAATTTCTTTAATTTCAGCAGCAACACCAGGACGTTTTTTACCTTCGTTTAAATCTTCTTTTAATGAATCGACATATTCTTGAGCTAAATCTGATAGGCTTCCTTTTTTGAACATATTATCACTAATAAATTTTTTAATTTCTTCTTCAGATAATCCAGCGTTTGTTAATATATCACGTGCTATTTCTATTTTTGATTTTGCTCCTTTTTCATATCCTATAGGATCATGAAACATTCCTATTCCTTCGTTTAAACCTTCTTTAACTGTTTTAGGCATATCACCATATCCTGATGATTTGTATTTGCCTTTAGGTTCTACAGGCTCACCACCACCAACTACATCAGTTTTAAAACCAATGCCTTTAGTACCCATAAATGCTTCTGTATTGTAGTAAGTAACGTCTTTAGACATGTTTTTTAATACTATATCTTTCAATTCATCAACTGTTTTATCAGCGTTTTTAGGATCTTTCATTTCGGTGTAGTAACCTACTAAGAATGATTGACCATAAACGTTATCAATGTTTTTAGGATCAGCATTATCGAAATTAGCTTTTTTCAAAGTTTCTTCAGTTTCTTTACTTGCTTTAAAAGTATTTTGATCACCGTATTCTTCTTTGTCTTTAACACCAACAGCTTCTCTTAAATTAGTATCGAAGATTTTAAACCAATCTGGTTTGTTGTTAGGATTTAAAGTTGCAATACCTCCTACTGCTTCAGTTAAAATACCTTTACCTTTTAAGATACCGGTAGTAGTATTATAATCATTATTCACTGTAATGAATTCAGGGAATAAGTATCTTGCATGTTTAAGGAATTGTTCTTTATTGCCTTTTCCTTCTTTAATCAATAAATATTGTTGTTGTAGTGTTTTCATTTATTATAAATATTATATATTTTATGCTCCGATTCCTCTTAAATTTAAAGTAGAAGCTGTAATAGCAATAGCAGGTATAAAGGTTAAATTTCCTCCTCCTGGTGATACTATAACAGATGCTATGTAATTGGATTGGATTAATTCTCTTAGGCCTGATCCTAAAGTAAAAGAACCAGATGTGTTTTTAGGGGTTAATGAAGTATAAGAACCAGTATTGTTAGGTACTGTTTCTAAAGTAAAATAAGCGTCTGTAGATAATGGATTAGTTATGGCAAATGTAGTAGAAACACCAGCTCCAATATTAGCGGATTGAGGTACAGTACTAGCAGTAATATTGAAATTATAAGTAGCCATTAATCTTTAAATAATTCTATTAAGTCGTTTAAGTATTCTTTTGCTAAATCGGTACCATATACAATACCATAAGATGAAGGATTTTGTCTATAATAATCCATTGTCTTATGTTTTGCTTGTTGTAACAAAGGTATTAGTTCATTTAATTTAGATTCAATTTCATCAAAACCAAAAATCCTACTAGCAACAAATTTTCTTGCATCTGGGTCTTTTGTATTAATGCTGCTTAAATAAGATTCAACATCAGTATTGGCTTCCCATAATTGTTTAACCTCAATACCTTTTGCTGCTTTATTTAATTTCTTTTTATCAACTAATTTGTATTTAAATTTAGTTACGTAAGTATTATCTTTAACACCTTCAGGACCAGCTTTAGGACCAGGACCCATAGTTGCTCCAGGACCTTCTTCTACTTTTTTATATCCAGCTTGTGTATAAGCTCCATAAGTAGATTTTCTAGGAGATGGACCATTATGGTTTTCTCCTTCTCCACCTGAGGTAAAGAATGAATTAGAGGCTATAGTAGACTCTTCAGATACAGGTATTAATTTATATTTGTATTTACTCATTTTACCTTACTAAGTTCTTCTAATAATGCGTAGTATTGTAACAAATTAACTAAATCATCATTATCTACTTTACTTGTTTTACCAAGTGGAGCTAACATTTTGCTAACTTCAGTTAATTTAATTTGAACTGCTTTATCAGAAACTTTTTCGCTTATATCAGATAATTGAGATTTAATTTCAGTTATTTTAGTATTATAGAATTCTCTTAATTTAGGAGTTGAGTCAACTGAGTTAATAAATTCTTTTAATACTGTTTTTTGGTTGTCGTTTAATGATTCATATTTACCATTAAACTTTTCTAACATTACTCTATAAGTTAAAATACGTAAGTCTTTATCATATGTTTGAAACTCAGTTAATAAATCATCTTCAACTTTTTGTTTGTCAACAGGTTTAGTTGTTAATGCTTCTAAAATAATAAGTTTATTATCAATGATTTGTGTTGGGTTAGATAAATTTTCACTGTTATAAATTTCTAACAACGTGTATAACGCTGCTTGTGATTTATAATTAGGTAATTTAGTTTTAAAAAATTCTTCTAAATTATAATGATTAGAAATTTCTTTAATTAGATTGTATTTTTGTCTTTTTAAAGCACCTCTGTTTAAGTGTTTAGAAGATTCAATAATTGAATTGATTATAACCTCAGCTTTACCCTCAGTAAGATTAGTGTGTTTTAAAAGAGTTTCATACAATTTGTATTCTCTTCCTAACTCTGTTTTAACAAAATATTTTTTTAGTATTTTGGTTGCTTTAGAATCTGCGCCAGATAAAGTATCGGCAGTAATCTGTCTTACTAAAAGTTCAAATAGGATTCCCGTATTTTTATACTTCGAATGTTTAATGTTCATTCTTGAATTTTTATTATAAATATATAAAGATTTTTATTCTTTTAAGTTTCTCTCGTCTAATAATGAGTCTCCAGTTGATCTTTTCTCTGGGGAAATTGTTTTTACAATGTTCTCAATTAATGATTTGTTTTTAAGGTATACTTGTTTTGCTTCTAACGCTAACGGTGAGCCACCTTTGTATTGTGGGCGAATTGAATCAGATTCATCATTATCTTTTTTCATTCCAATGTTACCTAATCTATCTTTTCCAAACGGACTATCTTGAGTATTTCTGTTTGTTAATTTTTCTTTAGGTCTACCTAATGGTGCTTTTTCATCATACCCATCAGGAACACTAGCTCCTTCATATCTACCTTTACCATATAATGATGCTAAATCATGTGGTGTACCATATGAACGACCTGTTTCTTTAGGATCGTTACCTTCTTCCATTAATTGGTTATATCTAAAGGTACGTTTTTGGTCTTCAGCTAACAAATCTCTAAACTCATCATATTGGTCTTGGCTAAAGTGGAATATATTATCATAAATCCAATCTGTAGGTAATAGTTTAGTATCCATGATAGTTCTAGCTAATTCTACTTTTTGAGTTAATAAAGCTATCTTTTCTTGATCATAGATAATTGATGGAGTAGTTAAATCTAATTCAAAATTAGTTAATTCTTCTCCTGTGTAACCTTGTGAATATAAGTGTACTAACGCGATCTTATATAACTCAGATAAGGTAATGCGTTGTATGCGATCAATTGTACGAGCAAAGCGAATATCTTCAGCGGCTAATGTAGATTTACCTGTTAAATCTTTTTCATAGCCCATAAATGCTTTAGGTACTTTAAGAGCAGCGAACAACTTATCACGTAAATAAGTAACATCTTGAACACCATCGTATTGTAAACCAGGTGTGGTTTCAATTTTAGTTGTTTGGTCATTACCACGCATTGGAATATAAAAATCTTCTAACATGTTTTGCATGTTATATTTTAAGTTATATTCGCCTGATTGGCTATCCATTAATGGAGTACGTTTCATTGTAGAGATAGTTTTCTGCATGAAATTTTCTACTTCATTTGGTGGAATTGAACCTACGTTAATATAGAAAATACGTCTGTCTGGTGAACGAGATATTCTATGAATTAACATAGCGTCTTCCATTAACACATACTGTTTATAGATACGACGAGCTGGTTCTAAGTATGAGCGGCCATACGGTAAATAGTTAACATCAGTTAATAATCTAAAGTGAGCCATTTCGTAGTTTTCAAAATAAAGACCTGGTTGATTATCAAATGTGCCTACATTAGGTACACCATAATAACCTGAACCACCTGCATAAATACCTTCTGGAGAGTATTTAAATCTTACAGCGTTTGGATGTTCGTGATCATAATTTTCTTGTCTTTCAATATGGAACGCAGTATAAGGAATAACATTATACACACCATACTTTTCAGCAATTTCTAGTTTTAAGAAAAAATCACCATATTTACACATTTGGCGAATCCAACTCCATAAGTTAAATTCAATGTTTAAAACATCATAAAATAAGTTATAAAGAATTTGTTGAACATCCTCGTTACTGCTTCTAATTTGAAGCACCTCACCCATATCATTCTTTAAAGTACATTCATCAGCAATAATATCTAAGGCAGAAGCAACAATTGCGTCATAATCCATATTGTCATAGTCTGAATAGACCATGGTTCTTAAATACTGCCAATTAACATTAACTTGAGCACCTAATAATGAGGTAGCGGCTGGTGAGTATAAGCGGTTATATCTATCTATTAATGAGTTAGTTGCTATATCTCCTGAACGTTGAATAGAGTCAACATCCATTACTTTTAATTCGTTTCCGCCCTGATTTCGGATAATTACATCAGTAGAAAATAACCTCTGTAATCGGGTGAATAAACTTTTATCTGCCATTTTTTAATTTGTTATATATTATAAATATTACAATATCCATTTAATATCCTCCATCCCATGATCTGTTTGAATAGAATAAGGATTTTGAACATTGTTCTGGTTATATGCGCCAATATATGAAGTTTTCTTTATACTTCCAAGGGTAGCGCGTGTCAAGTCTTGAGATTGTTGTCTAAATTTTAAAGAAGTGTCTCTTAAGTACATAGATACACCAAAAGGCATAACTAAATCATCATTATAACCAACTTGAGCTTCTGCTCTTCCATTTCTCCAAACAAACACTCTCATTTCTTCTAGTAATCTTTTTGAACGAATTGTTACAGATCGATCACCAACATACTCTCTAAATTTATTTATAACTAAAGGTCTTGTCTTTAAAGACATTGTAAAACCAGGAGTAACATTATCACTGTTTTCATATTTGTTAAAATAAGAATCAACAGTCAATGTATCTGATTTAGGTGAATAATAAACGTTTTTATAGCCTCTTTCTAATACAGCATCAATAGTAGCCCATCCAATAGAGGCATTTTCAATTACTAATAAACCCATATTATATTCTGTGGCTATTGATACTAAGAAGTAACCAAATTCTTTAGGTGGTAGTTGTCCTTTATATTCAGCAACTTGTGTATTAGTGGCAATATCCATTACATGGAATGCTGAGAAGTCTTTACCATCGCCTCTAGCAACGTCAGCTACAATCATATAATCACGAGTGTATTCTGCTGGCTCCCAGATCCATAAGTTTTGGTCTGCGCCTCTTCTTTCTAAAGGTTCTTGTATAGTTGTTTGACTAATAAATTCAATCCACTCAGGATAAAAAACAACGTCACCTGAGGTATTAAAGTCACAATCACATTCTTGTGATGCTAATCTAGGGTCACCTAATAATTCATCTTGTCGTTTTCTCCAATCTTCATTTCGTTCTGGGTGTACAAACCAAGGTAATTTAATAGGTAAAAAGTCATTTTCTTTAGCTTCTGCTTTTGCCCATGTTTGATGAAACCAATTTCCGGTTCCATATGGTGTTGAAAGTACTATCGCTCCACCACCAGTAGCTAACGTTTGCTGTGCTGAAGCCCAAATTTCACCGATTTGGTCGATAAATGCAGCCTCGTCGACTATAAGTAAAGATACTGCTTCTGAACGACCCGCATCACTTGATGCTGAAGTGGCTTTAATTTGTGAACCGTTACTTAATCGAAGTGTTAGTTTATTATTTTCTTCTGCTTCTATTTTTAACCAGGAGGGTAAGTTATCAAACATAAACTTAACCTTGGTTACCATGTTTTTAGCTGTTTCTTGCTTAGTTGCAATACATAACACGTTTTTATCTTTATGGAATAACATTAACCATAAAGAATAACCTGCGGCTAAGGTTGATATACCTAACTGACGAGATTTTAATACGATTGAATAAGGATTGTCTCTCCAAAGGTGTAATACTTTTTCTTGGAAAGGATATAAATTGAATACTACTCTACCTCTTTGTGGGTGTTGAATATTACAATATTTTTTCATAAAATGGCCAGGATCTTTGGCACACTTTATGTATTCTTCTTTGATTATTTGTCTTAAGTCTTGACTCATAGGATTATAGGGCTAGCATTAAGCCAACAATAACACCTAAGATGCCGACACCAAAACCTACTTTACGCATCTTAACCGCGTTATCATATTTTTTTCTATATAACTGTATTTCTATATCTTTATAAGATATAATTTGTTTATAATTTTGTTGATTTTGTGCTAGTAAAGAAATTTGATTGTTTTTAATCTTTACAAGAGTATCTAGCATGAAGATAAGTGTATCTTGTGTTCTTAATGAATCACGAGTTACACTTAATTGATTTTTTAAATAATCTCTTTCTGTTTTAACTATTAAAGCCTTTTTTAAAGACTTACAAGGTACACAACAAGTTGAATCATTCAAAAGCGTTTGTGAACTCGCTGATAACATCGTCATTAGACAAAGTATTAATGCGATTATGTTCTTTTTCATATTTGTTTTTATATTCATTAGCTTTCTTACTTAAAGAAGCTAATTTTAATTTATTTGATTCTATTGTGTTTTCAAACTCATTAGCTACAGAATCTAATTCTTTAATTTTAACATTAGTTGAATCTATTACTGAGTATAATGAATCGTTTAATTTATGAAGTTGTTCTAATTTAGAATCTAAGTTAGAATTATATGAAGAAGATATCATCCAGATAATTAAGCCAGCGGTGATAGCACCTAGTATATAACTAACTATAACATTTTTCATATTATTTTTTTAGTTTACCAACGATGTTTTTTAAAGCAGCGACTTTTTGTTTTTTGTCATCTCCTTCTTTCATCATCTTGATCTTTTTTATAGCTTCTTTAAGTTTATCTTTTTTATCTTTAGATAAAGTATCTTCACTATAAACTATAGTTTCACCTAAAGTCTCTTCAGATAAAATTTCGTAAATATAGTCTTTAATTTCAGACTTTAATTCAGACGTTCTCATAATAATAAATATTATGAAAATAGTGCTTCTTTAATTGTATTTATTCTTTCTTCAGTAGTACCTTTTACTTCAATTAATTTAACAGGAGACCATTCTACCAACATTTCTTTAATAACATTGTCTATTTTAGTCCTATATTCTGCGTTTGTTGTTCTCACTCCATTGTCTTCTATTTCTATTCCTTCTGGAGATACATAAATTATAGCGTCATATTCTTTATGTAAAGACATTATTAATTCAGTGAATTTTATTTTTTCTGCCCAGTTAATAGATTTAGCACTTATAGTAAAAGCACCTACATCATAAACTGTTCTATCAGTTATAATATTTTCACTCATTAACTCTAATGAACGTTCAGCAGCAAATACTAATTGTCCTTTTAAAGTTGAATCATCATTTAATGCTATACCTTGATCTCTTAAATATTTTGAACGTTCAGTTGCTATTTTATAATCAGCAAACTCAGGTAATTCTTTCAAAGCGTTTACAAGTGTAGTCTTTCCTACACTAACTGTTCCACATAATCCTATTTTCATAATTAAACTCTAGTTGTATTTTTAGATGCTTGTTTATACCAAGGCAAACCTTCACGACTTCTACGAACTTCTTTCCAAGCATCTTCACTGTACTTAATACCGTGAATATAATATTCTCTTTTACGTTTATCACCTTCAGGAATTAAAGCTGGACCATCCCAGTTATGTAATTTACCTTCCCAAATGTAAGCGATAGTACCATCTGCTTTTGTTAATTTTTTACTTGGTTCGAATTTGTTACTCATAATGCTGTAAATATATTGAATTTATTTTACTTAACCAAACTTTCGGCTACATAAATTCCATGAGCACCTGATACTGTAATACCTCTGGCTGATAAAGCATCGCCTACAAAGTGTACATTTGGGTATTCATTTAATGATAAGTCTGTATAATTTACAAGTGGTTCAGGTGATAAGTATTTTACTTCAGGAATATACATACCCCAATCATCTCCAAATTCAAATATTTTATTCATATCTGAAATAAAATTATGGATGTAATTGGCATATTCACCCATTGATTCATTAAATTCTTTTAAATCATCTATTTGATGAGCTGTTACTGTTGTACCTTCAGATGTTAATCCTGGTGTGCGAGTTTTATTAGGTGAATAGTATAATCCTTTATCATTAAATTGTAGTTTTTGAACTACATCTCTACTCCATTTAAATGGATCTTCAATACCTTTAATTTCCATT